GCGTCCACGGCAGACATCCCGTAAAATAATCGTGCCGCTTTCCCCGCCGCTTCAACGTATAATTCCCCAACGTATCAGGACCATCATTCGTCCATTCTACCTGCGCATTGCACAAATTTTCATCGCGAAACCACTCATTATAAATCCTATTATAGCACCGCAGAGGCAACGAATTCACACTCACCGTATTACCAGCACCAACCTGCCCAACCGTCGGCAACCCAAAATAATCGAAAATAGACCCTACCGCAAAACCACCGGCGCCACTCACAACCTGCGGCACCGTGTACGAAATACTATCCCCCGGACTATCCTGCTCGCCCATAAACTTCACCCAATTCAGCCAACACAGGCGATTAGGCACAAAAAAGAAAAACGTTTCCAAGTGCAGATTATCCATCACCGGGAACAGAGGCGTCGCCAGCCGCGCGAACGCCGTCATCTGAAGATGCCACGAGTCGCCCGGCAGAACCTCCTCGCAAAAAATAGGAACCAAATACCCCGCGTCGAACGTAGTCTTTAAACCTTTCTGCATCCGAAACTGAGACCGAGGAACATCCGCACGAGGAACCATCGCAAACTGATGAACACTGACCGACTTATTACGGTGCATAGGAGCCGACATACATCCTCCAAAAAAACGGGGAGCGACCGCCCCCCGAATGAGTGACAACTACTGAACCTTAATCACCATGTCGCGTGCTAGCACAAGCAACTTATGCTGCTCCGCGACCACGATACCATCCGAATCGTCAAACGTACCCACACGGTACAACGCAAAATCTTCAGGATGCTTATAAAGCAAGTTATCGTCGGCCGAACGGTTTACCTCATCCGAAAACGACCGAATCCCAGAGCCCTCACTCTGGACGCAATACGGCCGACCAAACGCATCACCGACAATATCCTTAACAGAACACAAAATCATTTTCATACTGTCACTCCAAAACCCGCGATTTAAACACCAAACGCGCCCGCGTCACGGCTTCCCGAGCGCGCAACCTATCTTCTCTGTTTTCCGCCGAATACGCAAGCCTTTTCTGCTCACGCCCAAACTCTAGGCTTTCAGCCATCTCCGGATCAACCTCGCGCAACCACTTATCGTAATACTTAGGAACGGTATGCTTAACACCGTTCATCACTACATAGTCACGCGGAAACACATCACTTTTAAACCTTTCAAGCCATTCCTTACCGATCGCATTCCTTAAACTCATCCGAGCGAATTCCGGCGCGATACTAATTAACTCACCAGTCGCCAAATCCGGCTTGCAATAGGTCATTTCCGCAGCATAACCCGTGGCTTTCTTCATACAATAACGCGCCACATACGCTGCCGAATCAAACGAGAGGTCACCGACGGACGCAAAGCCGTCCGTCCAAAGCGAATTCAAAAGGGCCGATTCATATAAATTGTAACCGCTGCCCAAACGCTTAAAAACAACACGGTCAGAAAACCCAACGCCAAATAAGCACGCATGATAATGCGGACGACGCGTCTTTTCGCCATATTCACCACACATGAAAAATTTTACACGGGGGAACTTCTTACGAAGCCGCCGCATAAATAACTGATAGTCGTGATAACGCAAGCCATCAGGACAGTGAGCGTCATCATACGTAAGCGTAACGAACGAACTCACCTCGTGCAATTGCGATTCGTGCATAATCCGAATCGCCCACTGCCGAGAACGCTTTAACCGACATTCAACACATTGCCCACACGGCAACGATAACTCACGCCTAACCTTACCACGCTCTGCCCAAACAACTTCGCCGCTATCCAACTGCCAAGCCGTCAACGGCCTGACGCACATTACATCCGAATTCCGCCCCGCATCGGGGCTTTAACATTGGCGACCTTAGTACGACCCGTCTGGTGCCGAAACCTAGCCGCCGACTTCGCCTTATTCACGTGCGAGCGCTTCACAGGACGCATATAAACCTCTCAAAAGGAAAAGGGGACCCACGTCCCCTTTTACGCCTCCCGAACTCTGGAGGCAACCCTGAGACCTTCCCGTCGGAAGGTCCACCTAGACCAGTTACATCAAGTGACCACTGGTCTAGCGCTTCCCCGCCGACGTCGACGCCGGCGTCGACAACGGCAGTTCAGCTTGCCTGCTAGCAAAATCCGTGAGGATCTTAATTTCAGCTTCCGTCCGCAGCACGGCCTGCTTCTGGCGCTCTAACTTACCATTCAACTGATTCACGAGCATCTGCACTTTCGCCGCGTCCATTCTTTACTCCTTGGGCTTTTCAATCACTGCCACCTGATCATCAGGTGCTTCTTTAGGAACAGCCAAGCCCAGTTTACGCATTTCCTCAAGATTGTCAACATTGCTGCAAAACTCCACAAACGCCGCGGGATCATTACCAAACCGAGCACGGACATCTGCCGGCATCGCCATAAACGACTGATCCGCCGCCCGCATCGCGTCCAGCGCCTCGCGATAATCCATCGCCTCAACAAACTCCAAATTCAACGGGACCCGCACATTTTGCGGCAACTGTCCAGTTAAACCAAACCGCTTGACAATCACATTAATATCTGCATCCTCCCGCTGCGACTGTACCGCACGGGAAGCATCCTCACACGCCAAACCGGATTCAACCGAGGCTTTCGCCATATCATAGTTGTACGGACTACGCACAAACACATCCATAAATCACCTCACTTCAACAGCCATGCAATATATGCGGCTGACTGCGCAGCCGAACCCATCTTATCCACATCAGGGAAAAACGACTTAAATTTGCCCCAAAACGGCAAACTTTCATTCCATGACTTATTCTCAAGCCCCTTCATACCAAGCTGTTGACGCCTCACATCCAACGCCTGCAACTGATACATATACGGAGCCAGCTTCCGCTTAATCTCATTACTCAATTCCTGACCGCGCGTCTCTGCAAGAATCTTGCCAATCTCCGCTTGCATCTTTTCCTCCGCGCGGACCATATTATAAAACTCTTGCCGCGCATTCGCCGCTGACTGAATCTCTGTACCTGTCCTCGCGTTCAAATACCCGGTATTCGCCCCGACCTCCGACATCTTCCGGATATTCAAATCAGCCTCAGTATTCGCCACATGCGCTTGAGCATTCGTCAACCCTTCCTGCGCCTGCATATTCTTCAAACCTTGCTGGGCCGAGAATATTTCCATAAACCGAGAAATACCGCGACCAAGGCCAGTGGCTGCGCCACCACCAGTAGACTCAACGTGAGCCGGCGCAACATTCGGTACATCCGAACCTCCCGAACCTTTCATATAACCGAGCATCGGATTCAAACCGGCCTTCTTCAAATCAGCAACCTGCCGTTGATAGGCAGTATTCGACATCTTTTCCTCCCACTGCTGCTGATTCTTCTGCAACTGAATATTCGTCCGGTTAGCCGCCGCCTGCGCGGACGCAGCCGACGACGCACCGAAAATATCACCTAACAGACCAAGACCGGGACCAATCAAACTACCGAGAAAACTCATAACACACCTACAGATGATCGATCAAACCCGGAACGGAGTACAACGGCATCGGCCGAGCAGCCTTCACATCAAAAAACGCATCCATCAAAATCTGCTGACCGTTAGCCGCCGCTCCCACCGCGAGCACGCGCGACAGTGGCGGCGTCTCCTCAATGAACGTGGAATTAAGCGTCGGTAGAGACGTGAAATTCTGGGCCAAATGCCACGGATCAATAGTTCCTGCCGACGTAGATCGGAACAACCCGGTAATTTCACTAGGCAGATACCGCATCTCTGCCCAGCGCTCCTGGTACCCGAACACAAGCGCGTCATTCGCATCACCCTTACAGTAAATCTCTTTGTTGAGCACCGCCTGCTCACCAAGGTTCGCGAAAGCCGGGAAATAGTAATCATACCGCGTAGACCTCGACCAATGCCGACGCAGACCTTGCTGATAAGTCAAATCAGCCCGCACATTAACAAGGCCAATAATGTAGCCATGTTCCACAAAACTCCCACTGAAACCGTGGCCCTGAGCCAGCGCATGACCGACCGCAGCAAGAGAACCCATTGGCGTAGAACCGCCCGTAAGACCAGTCTGCGCATTCTGAGTCACCGGATTAATCACAATCGGAGACGAACCGCCACCAAGGTATTCCGGCCTCTGCAGCCGCGCATCAGGACTATTTACCGCAAAATGCGAACGCACAATCTCTGTATAACGTGTACCACCACGCGCATCACGCTCCAACAGCCGCTGAATCTGGAACGACTGACGCAACTGATTAATCGTCGCCGCCGTAGCCGCTGACAGATCAGCATACAGGTTAGTCGGATACAGACCGTCCGTCGTATACGTACCAGTCGTCGCACCATACTGCATGTAATTGCCAGTATTGTCAAACCCGATCGTCGCATTAACCGTCGCAGTACCACCAGTAGACGACCGAGCAAGCTTCAGCTTCTGCTGAGCCCCGGTTACCTGATCCGTCGACGACGTTTTAACCGGAGCCGACGTACCAAGCGGCAGCTTCTGCGTCCACGGCAGACATC